TTTTACAGTGCCTTTACCTATTTCTACCATTGTGAAATTTTCCATGTTTGTTGGTTTTTGTTTTGTTGGTTATTAAAATTTAAAAAAAAGGGAGGAGTTTCCCCCTCCCTGTATATATAGATTTGGATTAGAATGATCCACCAGTGATTGGGTTTCTCATAACAATCTTAAGGACTTTAGTTGGATCCTTAACCCAGATAGCTGGCATTGTTTGAGACATCATCACACGGTATCCGTTGAATTGACCAGAAGACTGGAATCCTTGAGAACGGCCCATATAATCCATAGTACCATTTTGATACCACCATTTCAATTGATTATCCCAAGATAACTTCAACAAGTAGATGTTGTCATTAGTGTTATCAGTGATATCAAAGATAATAAATGAGTAAGAAGATAATGGGAAACCATCAATGATTGGGTTCTCAATGTCATTTGTATGAACATTGTCAAATGCTGGGTTAAGTACAAACTTAACATTTGCCAAGAATGGAATTACATATGAAGTATAAGCAAATCCAAAGTTCAAGTCCATACCTTTACCAGTGATTGCACCAATATCAGCAGCCTGAATAAGTAAACCTGAAGATACAGCCTCACGCTTGATAGCTTCATTTACCATTCTCATACCACCCATACCAGTTTGAACTACTAAAGATCTTTTTGGATCTGGACCTTGGAACTCAACTTTACCATTGAAGAAGTTGTAGATCTCTCCACGGAATAAATCTAATGTAAAGTTGTTTTTGTTGTATACTCTTTTGAATGAGTTATCCAACTGCTTCCAAAGACCCACAGATAATCTTAGATCATCCGGACCATCTTGACGTACTCTACCTCCTTGTCCCCACATTAAGTAAGTCTCAATGTCAGTTGCAATTTTAGAAAGGTGAGCTGCTTCCATTGTAGTTAAGAAAGTTCTAGATAAGTCTCCGTTGTCAAATGCACGTTTAACTTTATCTTTCCCTAATGTTTTAACCATGTCATCCAAAGATGTGATTGATGGATCAATGTTTTTGTCAAATGTTCTCCAGATCTCAGTTACAGGAACTGTACCATCTGCATTCATTCCACCTTTGATCATCAAGTCAGCACGGCTAGAGATAGAATAATGAACATGAGCTTCAGCACCACCAACAAAGTTATAGAATTCACGGAATCCTGTTCTTGTTGTGATATCTGAGAATCTTTCACCATATTCTCCACGGGCAGAACCTTTACGGAAAACTTTAGTACCATTAGCCAAGTACTTGTTATCCAAATATTTGAAGTTGTCATTGTTTACCAACTGCACTGTATAGATATAACCATCTCCTAATGGAAGGATATCTTCAGCAGTAATGTACATCTCAACACCATTGTATTTGTCATAAGTGATGATATCACCATGTCCAAATTCTCTTCTGTTAAGTTTGATACGGAAGGTTGTTCCTTCAATACCTTTAAAGTTGTTATCTGGCTCAATGTCCTCAAGGATGTAAGGTAGATCCACAGACACTGGAGTCTGCCATCTATACTCACCACGAGCATTATCAACCATAATTACATTTTTACCACCAAAGCTAGACATTTGGTAAAGAGGCATTTCTACCTTTTGAGCCATTGCCCAAAGGTCCACTGGACCTAAATCCATTGGTTCTGCATCCTTCAACATGTTAACCAAGTGGTAAGAGTCTACATGTGACGTAGCATTGTACGCGGTATCCCGTAGAAATATACCATTGTTTAAAACTGGAGTTGCCATTTTTATTTGTTTTTATTTGTTACTATTTATTAAAATCTCTTGAACAAGTTATTTGGTCTTGAGATGGTTCTTTGCTGTGTTTGTTTTGCAGAAGGTCTTCTTCTTGTATCATCCTCATCATCATTAGAAGAAGATGTAAGTTTTCTAGACTCTTCTGTTTTTAATTGTCTTACAGTTTTTTCTACTGCTTGTCTGCTTCCTTGCTCTTTTACTTTAGCTTTATATCCATTTGGATCTGCAAGTAACCATAATGCTTCTGCAATCAGGTCATGTCTTGGTTCTACAAATTGATACTTCTCTAGTAAGTGACCAAGTAAGTTTGTTTGTTTTCCAGAAATTGAAGAATAACTTGGTTGTACTAATCCTGAGTAAAGTAAACTTTGAACTTTTCTATCAAGCTTTACTCCTCCAATTTCACCTTTTGCAAGTGTGCTATATACATTTTCTGTATAAGCTTTTGCTGCTTTTTCTTGTTGAGATTTCTTTTGCTCTTGCTCAGCTAACTGTCTTGCAACAATCTCTTCTTGCATTCTGTCTAACTTAGGTTTAAACTGGTTTGCTTTTTGTCCTAATTTATCTAAGTCAGCCCAATCTTGAATTTCTGATTCTATTTCCTCAGCTGTTCCAAAGTTAGTTGCATAAAGATACTGTCTTGCTATCTCAGCTTGATCTTGTTCATTATCTGGATCTAACTCAAACATTTCTTCTACTTGAGCTAGTGTTCTGAATAAACCTTTAAGATCTTGTCCTCCATCAGCTACATATTTAGCTGCTATCTGAAGTTCTTCTGGTAGAGACTGAAAGAATTCTTTTGGAGTGTTCTCTCTTACTTTAGCTTCTCTCTCATTAAAGTTAGCTTCAAATAACTCTCTGAAGTCTTTAGTAGTGTATTCCTCTAATGGCTTTTCATCATCAAAAGGCATTAACTCACCATCCTCAATCATTTTATGTGCTAACTCATAAAGACCTGACTTATCTACTTTAGGTCTTCCTTTGTTACCAGCTTCTTCTTCTTGAGTAATTAACCCATCAAGCTCAGCTATAGTTTCTTCAACTTCTGCTTTCTTTTCAGCTGCTTCTTCCCTTTCTTTAGGAGTAGCAGGTGAGTTGTCAAGGAACGTGGTGTCTATATTTTCTTTAGAGAACATAGACTTTGGTTTTTCTTCTTCTTTACCATCTGTAGGAAGCATTACACTTTCTGCACCTGGTACTCCAAAGATCTCATCAATATTTACATCTACTTGCTCTACCGTTGTAGAGTCTTTTACCTCATCACTAAGGTTTTGTGTCTCATTGGTCATTGTTGTTGGTTTTATGTTATACTTTAATATACAAAATAAACTTGATAAATTTAAAAGACTAAGAATAAAATTTTTGCATTATATAGCTAAAGGTTATTTCTTTTCTTTAGAATTTTTCTGGTCAAACTTATTTTTATTGGTTTGAGCTATCTGTAATTGCTTATCAGCTATCTCTCTTTGCACTTGTAACTTCTCTCTTTCTATGTTATTCTTATCTCTATCTAATGTAACTCTGTTGTTTTCTTTTTGGTTTTGTAAGTTAACCTGAGACTGGAATTGCTCAGACTTTCTTATTTCATTCATTTGGTCTGCAAAGTCTGATTGTTGGTTTTGATTTATGTCAGCCATAGATCCATAACCAGCTGCTCTTATTTCAGCAACTAAGATATCTCTTTGTCTATCTTTCTCTTTCTCAGCAGCAACAGCATCAAGTTTCATTTTCTCAATCTCTTGTTGTGATTGAGCTTGTTGTTCTTGCATTTGTTGTTGACTTTGTAATTCCATCTCTTTAGATTTCTGTGCTTTAGCCTCAGAATCTTTAAGTACAGTATTAAGTTGAGCAATAGAGTCAGATTGAACTATTCTACCTAAGTCATATACAGAAGCTCCAGTAGTATTGTTATTCATTGCCATTTGCTTCAATTGCTCTAGTATAGCTCTATGATTAGCATTAGTACTAACAAATATGTTTAGATCCCGCATAAGCAAATCAGTACCATTTACTTGGAAGTTAACTTTCTCATCAGCTGATGTGATATAAGTTAATCTTGTAGATGGTTTAGTTGAGTGATAGTACTGAGCTAAGTCAGTTCTCATCTGATGTACTCTAGGCATTAGATAATCACAGTGCTGAATAAAGAATACTTCTGTTTGGGCATATGAAGATGCAACAGCTTGTTCTACTCCGGTAGCAGTTTGCTGAGATAACTGTTGTCCCATTCTTTGAGGATTAACACCTATTACTTCATAAGCTTGTTGCTTAAAGTGATTAGCTAACTGTATCCTTGACATCAATCTCTCTGTCTGAGATAGATCTAGTTTTTGGAAGTGTTGGAAGTTTAATGCATTCTCAGTGTTTGTAATAGAAGTATCTAAGGGTAACATCTGGAAATTCTTCATTGCCACATAAGCCTTAGCCAAATTCCCTTTACCCCAGTCTTCTCCTAAAGAGTGTCTTGGTAAAGTATTCTGGTCAAGCATAATAATAGTACCAAGCTCATCTACTAAGATATCCGCTATCTGGTTATTTACTATGTTATATCCAATCTGGTATGGCTTCATTAAGTCAATAAGTGCAGTGGATTTAGTGTTTCTGTCTGAAAAAACTGCGCCCTCCACAGGAAGTTTACAACCATATAGTGTAGCATCACCTTTAAACTGGAACTTAATAGGACCCATTTTATTTCTATTGACACCTAGATATATAGGAGCAAAGCCTCCAGGATTATTCATACCCCAGAAAGATGGAATGTTTGGTCCAATCTTTACACCACCCCATACCTCATTAATCCAGATCCAGTCTATATGCTCACCAAATACAAGATTATCTTTACTCTTGTTTTTGATAAGTCTTGTGTCATATATAGGCTTATCAGTTATCTTATAGTCTTCAGTTATTACATCATTAAACACTTCTCCGGAATCAGATATCTTAGTTAAGTGTCCAACCTTTCTCTGTGACTTCCAATATACTGTAGATACTCTTAACAAATATGCAGTACCTTGGTCATAGTAATCTTCTCCTTCAGAAAGAATTTGTGTAATAACATCTCCTCCTTCTAGTACATTACCTGTCATAGCTGTAGTATACTGACGGTATCCTAATGAAGGCATGTTAGTATTCCATTCATGAGACTTAGTTCCATCATAGAAACTACCATCATTCTGCATACCACCAATATTATAACCAGCAGATCTAATAGGATATACAGCTTCTAGTGCAGCTAATTGCTCCTCAGACATTATATAACCATATCTATCTATAACATCAGATGGTGTCATCATATCTGTTTTACCTACCCAGTTAGCCTGAGATATATATCTAGCATCCGGAGACTTGTGATAGAATGTAATAGCTGGATTCCAAAGTTCTACTTCATAATCATCCTCCATCATACGGAAATGCCAGAACTCACGGTCTGTAATTAACATGTCACGGAAACCTCTTTCTTCAAGTTCATCCATGTTAAATCTTTCTACATCAACTTTGTGCTGGTGAGTAGCCCATTCTTCTACCATAGATTTATAATCTTTGCGGAAGAACATTTCTATTTCTGGAAGTGACTTAAGTTTTTCTGGTGATACTTCTTGTTGAAATTCTTCAGACTCAGGATCCATGCCTTGCTCTATTAAAGCAGCCTGGATTTTCATCTGTGCATCAGATAGTAATGTTTCTTCTACCATCTTTCTTTTTTGTTCAAGCATCTCATTGTAAGATAGCTCATCCATAGCTCTGTATGTAACCTTACTAGATCTTTTTGCAAATTCAGCTACTAGAACATTAATAACATTTGGAATAATTGGGTAGAACTTTAACTCAAGAGCTGAAGCATCTTCTTTTGTAAGAATCTCCACAATGTCTCTATAGTCATTATCTTCTTCTACTATATAGTCAGATTTATCTATAATACCTTTGGCAAGTTTGTAGTTCTTCATTAGTCTTCTAGCATTTCTCCGGATTTGCTTAAGACCTTGCCATTCATGCCAGTCTAAATTCCAAGCAGCCCACTCTTCATCTTTTTCTTTTCTAGGTAAAAATTGTAATGGCTGGGTTATAGTACCCATTCTATTACTTTGAGTTTTTGCCCCAGATTTGGCCTGCAATGCGTTTATAATCTGCATAATACTTTACTTTATATTTTTAAATGGTGATCTTGTAATTCCTTTGCTTAATGAATTACCAGAACCACCCATGTGTCTAAATGGACTCTTATTTAATTTAAACAAATTTTCTGACTTTTGCAAGTTTTTAGCCACATCATCCATGATTGTTCTTGTTGCAAACCCTCTATTTGATTCTTGAATCCTCATAAAAGCAACAAGAGCTGCAAAAGAAACTAGTCTATCCACATTGACTCCATCTGCATATTCTCTCATTTCTTTGATTAACATAGGGTCAGGAATCCTTTCTATTCCATATTTTGTTCTGACAACAGTACCATCAGGTTTTGTTTCCACATCTATTTCTTCTTTACAATATTCTATGGCATAACTTAGAAGATGGGCTTTAAAAAGGGTGCCTGTATTTTTCCAACCATACTCCTGAAATACATTGGCATTAGATCCAAGATCTTTCAGGAACATAATCTGACCTTTAGGCACCAGATACTTTTGTTTTTTTCTGGATATCATATACTGGATAAATAGAGATATGTTATTCTCTATAAGTGTCCAGGCATTATACCATTCTATAATTAATTCTAGTTTCTGGTGGGTTTTATTTATATCATCAAATCTACCACACCATGCAGCTACTATTTTACCTTGTTCTATGTATGTCTCTGTTTCAACACCAGTAACCTTAGTTACTTGAAGTGGGGCTTTCATTACATATATTGAACATAGTGATTCTGAGGTAGTTGTTTTTCCTTCAGACACGGGGTCAATAGATGCATAATATGTTTGACCAAACTGAGCATCTTTGATAGGTCTTTCCCATACAACTAATACTCCTGTTTTATCTTCTGTCTTTTTGGATATAGGGAACTCAGATATAGGTCTTTTATTTGTAGGCATTACAGCAGGCTTACCATTCTCATCTGTGCTTATATCTAAGAATTCATAACCATAGCTTTTTTCTTCTATTCTTCTTTCTTGTGCTGCAAGCAAGTGAGTAGGAAATACAGATACTGTTCTATGATCAAATGCTTCTTTAATGTTTCTTGGATGCTGAGATATCCTTAACTGGTAGTCTTCCGGACTTAATTCTTTTTTCCATTTCTCAAACTGTTCATCTAGAGCTTTTAATGCAGCTTCTACAAGTGAATTACCATAAGTATCTATGTGTGGAGGCATAGACCATTGTTCAGGAATAAATAAACCTGACATACCTATAGTACCTTTATCATCAATTAGATCTGTTTCTACTGCATATATATCTTTAGATAACGGATTAAGGATCATATCTCTCAGTGGATTACATTGAGATAAGTCACCCACAGATCCTGCAGCTATAAACATTCCTGTAGTAATAAGTCCAGATCTCATGGCCGGGCGCATGTACTCATATGTCTGATCCATCTTAGGAGCAATCCCAGCCTCCTCATGAAAGAAGTATTTAACTGGACCCCCTACACCATTTGTTGGATCTTTCTCAAATGACATACCTTGTATAGTACCTTTAAGACCAACTTCATTCTTTCTATCTCCTTTTCTTACCTCAATCTTTTGCTGCCACATCATTACTTTATCCGGTGACATAGGTCTATACCATGCTGTATGTTCATTTAAGAATGCAGCATATTCTTGTAAGAACTTCCAGGATCCTTTCTCATTAATGTAGTCTTTAAGACTTGCACCCATTTTTAAAGTAACCCCTGCCTCAAACCATTGCTGATTTATAAACTTACCCATGTGGTAGTAAGAAGATGCAATCTGACGTTTTTTTAATATAGCTGCATGTTTATAGTTAAGTTCTGCAAGAAGTTCATAGAGTGCCAAATGATACTGTGCATCTCTGATTTTAGCAAAACCAAAGTTCTGTTCTTCCTTATCAAAAATTGGTAGAAAGTTTAACCACATGTAGTACTCTCTACAAACAAACCAGGTTAAATCACCATCTTTAACTATAATACCTTTTCTACATTTAGTCTTTTGGTCATCCCAATAACTTATGTAGTCTTTTGATTTAAAGGGAGCTGTACAATATACTCTATCTTTTTTAAATTTTGTTGACTCAGATATGAAAATCTTATTGGTAGTTTCATTAAATTTATATTCTCCTGGTTCTTTAAATACTCCAAAGATAAACTTAGTGAAGTCCTCTCTGGAATCAAAACTTGTAATTGTCCAGTTTCCATTTTCATAGGTTGGTATATCTTGATAAATTTCACTCATTACATGTCATATGCTAGTCCTTGTCCACCTCTTACTTTACTTTGTTGTTCCTCTTGAAGATCTTTATAGGCTCCTTTGAAAGACTGTCTAATTGCATCATAGTTTTTAGCTGCAGCAATCAAAGAGTTAAAGTTACCATCTCTACCTGTAGTAATCTGACTAGTTTCCATATATCTTCCTAATCTATCTA